GTAACACAGATAGTTACAACCCACCAGCGAGGAGATGTTCCTCGTGAAGAGGTGGAAGACGAAGCAGCCGCCCTATTTGAGTTGGGTAAAAGTCTATCCGACAAATACAATCAGTTCGCCTTCATCTTTGGATATCCAATTGAAGATAAGTTCGGCAACACTGTAATGGCTATTGCTGCCTACAACGCCGACGCTCCCGCTTACGGAATGCAATATCGCATCAAAGACGAATGGGCTGGACCTTGGCACACTATTCGCCAAGCAATTGAGAGCGATCAATATTGGACAAAGATAGCAGGAACCAAGGGCGTCTTTATTGAGGACAAGATAAGAGAGTTGGAAGAGATGGACACGAGTCATTATGTCCAGAAGGGATGGAAGACATCTCAAATCCTGAAATGGAAAAGTCTCTTATAGACACGGAAGATAAATGGACACAGTGATAGGACTGGGGAAAGCAGGATGCGCCATCGCAGACAAGTTCTCTCAATATCCGCAATACAAAATATTCAAGATAGACATTGAGAATATTGCCGAGAACAAGAAGAATGAAAAACTTCTCAAAGAAAAGGCATCACCAGAGCAATACGAGACAAGTGTCCCGTCAATGCGGACATTCCTCAAGCCATCAACCGACGATGTTCTATTTGTCCTATCAGGTTCAGGAGCAATCTCTGGAACCTCTCTTCGCATCTTAGAGCAACTCTCAAAGATGAAAAAGACAATCAACGTCCTCTACATCAAACCAGATGTTGAGTTCCTCGGAGCAAGCAACAAGGCACAGGAGAGACTAGTAAGAAATGTCCTACAAGAGTACGCCCGTTCAGGAAAGTTGGCGAGACTCTATCTGGTAGACAACAAACTTGTTGAGTCAGTCATCGGCGAAGTCCCAGTATTCGGATACTACGACAAACTAAATGACTTAATAGCGTCAACGCTCCACATGGTAAATCTCTACAACCATCAGAGCCCAGTTCACAGCACATCGTTCGAACCAAGCGAAATAACACGAGTTAGCACCTTTGGAGTTGTTGATTCCGAGAGCGGAGAAGAAAAGTTATTCTTTTTACTTGACACTCCTTCAGAAAAGTGTTATTATTATGCCATCAATCAGAAAACACTGGAGACAGATGGAACTCTGATGAAAAAGATAATCAACAATATCAACAACAATACTAAGGAAGAGGGAGATATAAAGACGTCGTTTAGGATACACTCAACTAGTTATGAGCAGGACTATGCATACATAGTCTCCAACACTGCGAGGACTGGTAACTGAAATTGCTTGAAAAGATACCAACCAAATGGATAAACAGGGCGAAGAGAATTTTGACTATTTGCGCTCTCGCCACCGTAGGTACAATCTTAGCAATAACAGTGTTGAAGCAAGGCGTCGAAGTAGGAAGAAAAGTAGGACATTGTGAAGTCGCATGCTCAGTGATGGGTGCTCAATTCACGGCGCTTGATGGCGAGGCAAAATGCCAATGCCAATACAGTAGCGGCTGGGTAATGACTATTCCAATGGATCACGGATTCTTTGATTACGAAGAAACAGAAATCGACGAGATTCTCGAAAATAAATAAAAAAAGACTTTGACTTTATAACATACCTGTGTTATAATATTCATTAGCAAGGTGAGAGATTTATCATCTTGACTCTAGGCAAATCCGCCACAAAAACAAAACAAAGGTAAAATAACAAATGGCTATTGACATTAACAAAATGAAAGCCCGCAAGTCGGCTCTCGAAAACCGTGGAGGACAGAAGTCCTCATTCTGGCGTCCGCAAGACGGCGAGCAAACTATTCGCATCGTCCCAACTGCTGACGGCGATCCCTTCAAGGACTACTGGTTCCACTACAATGTAGGAAGCAATCCAGGATTCCTTTCACCCTATCGCAACTTCAATGAAGCCGATCCACTCAACGACTTCGTTCGTCAACTCTTCAACGAGGGAACTGAAGAAAGCATCAAGCAGGCAAAGAACCTTATGGCTCGCCAGCGATTCTTCTCACCCGTTCTCGTTCGTGGAGAAGAGGATCAAGGTGTTCGTCTATGGGGTTACGGCAAGACGGTATACGAGCAGTTGCTCAACCTCGTCCTCAACCCTGAGTACGGCGACATCACCGATGTTGAAACTGGAACTGACTTGTCACTACATTATGGCAAACCAGCAGGTGCTTCATATCCTCAAACTAAGTTGGTTCCCCGACGACGTTCATCTCCTCTCTGTGATGACGCAGTTGGCGGAGACGAACGATGCACCGAGCTTCTGGAGAACATTCCAGACTTCGACGCTATCTTTGAGCGTAAGACACCAGCAGAAGTTGGAACGATGTTGGATGCCTATCTCCTCGGAGAAACAGCGGACACTGTAGCTACAGAGCTAACTCAAACCACAACCACAGCGGCAACGACTACAGATACAGCCTCCTCTGTAGATGCCGCATTCAGCGAGTTAATGGGAACCTAAAATCTCAAACTCAACTAAACAGATGATATTGCTATAAACGCACACCCCCCCCTTTCGTATCATCTGCCCACAGGGAGGCACAGGGTAATCAGGTGCCTCACATTTTCTATAAAGGAGAAAATATGTTTAAGAAGATTTTAGCAGGAATGCTATGTATGGGGCTATCGACGCCCGTTTTAGCTGACGATCACGCTGTTGATGCGTTCGGTGAAAATACTATGGAGTGGACAAAACGCAAAGGGCTTCGGTTTGGATATAATTTTGCGAATATGGCAGACGAATCGGAACGTCTAGATAGTCCTCATATGTTTGCTCTCGGATTCGAATTGCAACAAACAATGTCGGGAGACTCATGGTTGGATATCCTGTTTATTCAGAACTTAACTGTGAGCGGATTAGAACAAAGTGTTCTCGTTCCATCTGCAAATGCTCTCGTCGGTTTTGAAATTCAAGATCAACTACAATTGGCAGTCGGAGCAAATATTACCGTATACGACCCATCGGGAGAAGATCATTTCTTTCATTTGGTTACTGCCGTAGGGTGGACACAAGACGCTGGTATCTTTAGCGTGCCCGTTCACTTTATCTTCGTTCCTGATGTTAATAATTACTACAGATTGGCATTAACAACTGGTGTTAATTGGTAGATTAGTCGCAGCATACCGCAGGGAGGCACGGGTTCATAGTGAGATAGGTGCCTCACACTTTTACAAGAGAACGGAGAAATAATGGCTAAGAAAAGCTCATCCAAAGCAGGCAAAATGAGCATGGCTGACATGCGAGCTATGATAAATAAGCAAGCTGGCATCAATGTCGCACACAGTCTAACCGAGAAGAACCCAACACAGGTTCCTTATTGGATACCCACAGGTTCGAGATGGTTGGATTCCATTATTTCCCGTGGAGAGATGGCAGGAATACCAGGAGGGAAGATTTCAGAACTCGCTGGTTTGGCATCAACAGGTAAATCATACATGGCGGCACAAGTAGCCGCCAATGCTCAAAAAATGGGTATTGATGTTATCTACTTTGATTCCGAAAGCGCCATTGATCCAGAGTTCCTTCAGAACGCAGGATGCAACTTAGATGAACTTATGTACATCCAAGCAATGTCTGTTGAATTTGTTCTGGAGACTATTGAAACTCTATTGGCATCAAATGACAATAGAATGTTATTCATCTGGGACTCTCTCGCCCTTACCCCCGCCATCTCAGACATCGAGGGAGATTTCAACCCTCAGTCGTCAATGGCAATGAAAGCAAGAATCCTTGCCAAAGGACTCTCAAAACTTATTATCCCTATAGCCAACTCGGAAAGCACTTTCCTTATTCTAAACCAGTTGAAAGCGAACATCACCCGTTCACCATCAGAAGCTCTCACCACCCCCTACATGACTCCTGGTGGAAAAGCCACAATCTATTCATACTCTCTGAGGATTTGGTTGACTGGAAGAAAAGCAAAGGCGTCCTTTGTCACTGACGACAAGGGCTTCCGAGTTGGCTCAGAGGTAAAAGTCAAACTTGAGAAGTCACGCTTTGGAACCCAAGGGCGACAATGCAACTTCAAGATTTTATGGGGAGACAAGATAGGCATCCAAGACGATGAAAGTCTATTTGACGCCATCTCTGCATCTACCAGTCTCGTAAGAAAAGGTGCGTGGTACGAACTCAATGACGCCAACGGAAATCCAATAGGCAGTAAATTTCAGTCAGCAAAGTGGACAGATCGAATGAAAGACGAAGTGTTTCGTCTAAGAGTACATGAGATAATGGATGAAGAAGTTATCTTTAAGTTTGATAAACGCTTAGGCAACGCATCGGACTTTTACGAAGAAAAAGAAGAGGAAGAAAACTAATGACTAAAACAATCACAGTAGCACTAATATTTGCTCTTTCAGGAGCAACAGGATGTCTCGCATACGCACACCCTCCAAATCATCAAACGCCAGCGCAAGAACTCCATCCGAGCCAAGTTCGTGCTTGGGTATGGACAGATGGATACTATTGGAACGGCTCTTGGAGACAAGGGTATTGGGAAGTGAGAGCAATTAATAGAAGATTGCTGTCCAGTCATCCGAGAACGCACGTCCGTTGGGTAGAGGGCAGACAAGTACCGCCACGCCCAGATCGCAGACACAGAAGGCGACGAGGACACAGATAAATACTTGCAAAGCAGTCACAAACGTGTTATAATATAGTATAACACGGAGAAGATATGCCCAAAGTAAAACTGAAAGTCGGTGACTTAGTGAAGAAAACTCATCTAGGCGTTATGGAGTCGGGCATCCTTCTCCAACGCCACGAGTCCTATTGGGACGAAGAGAAGAAACACCAAGTCCCAGTAATGTGGAATGTCTTCGGATGGACTAAACCCCGAAAGGCACTAGACTCGATGCTCAAGAAGGGCATCGCAGAGGGACGCATCATCCACGCCCCAATAAAGAGGAACGAATGAAACGACTACTAGTTTGCGATGTCTTGAACCTCGCGATCCGCAATTATATAGTAAATCCGAGCTTATCGACAAATGGTTCCCCGCTGGGAATGGTAAAAGGCACTATCCAGTCCCTTCAAAAACTATGCCGAGAAGTGAAACCAGACGAAGTTGTATTCTGCTGGGACGGACAAGGCGGTTCTCAGCGTCGGAAAAGCGTCAATAAGAACTATAAAGAGGGTAGAAAGCCCATCAGGATGAACCGAGACGTCAGCAATATGACAGATGCCGAGCAAGTTTCCAACAAGATATGGCAACAAACCCGCTTATTTGAATACTTGAACGAACTTCCGATCATTCAGCTAATGCTCCCAGCAGTTGAAGCAGATGATGTCATAAGCCACGTCGTCCAGCATCCCAAATACAAAGGGTGGCAGAAAGTCATCGTATCGTCGGACAAAGACTTCTTCCAACTCTGCGATGACGAAACAGTAGTCTATCGCCCCATTCAGAAGAAGATAGTCAACCGCAATAATCTTATAGAAGAGTTCGGCATCCACCCCAAGAACTTCGCTCTCGCAAGAGCAATAGTCGGAGATTCCTCAGACAACTTGACAGGAGTAAGTGGAGTAGGTTTGAAGACCATTAAGAATCGATTGTCTTTCCTATCTGAAGACAAGTCTTATGAGATTTCAGAAGTAATGGACTATTGTGAGAACACTGAAAGCAAAGTGAAAGCATACCAGTCAATATTAGAGGGGCGAGAGACGGTAATGGAAAACTACCGCCTTATGCAACTCTATGTCCCATCCATAAGTCCACAGGGAACCCAGAAGCTAAACTACGCTCTGGAAAACTTTGAACCCGAACTCGGAAAAACCACAATGCTGGCGATGATGATGGAAGACGGATTCGGAGAATCCAACTTCAACGAGTTGTTCGCGATGATGAGAAAAATCATTGTAGATTCAAGGCAATAGAAACTACTTATAGGCATAAAGCACAATAAGGCTATTACAGCCACAGATAAGGAGAATTATTATGCCCGTAAGAGATTGGACAGTTGGAGTGGAGATAGCAAACATCGTTGATGTTAGAGAGGGAGACGCAGACAGCAACGACGCGATGACGATGATAGTCGTCCCAACGGGAGTTCACTACGGAACCGACGTAATGACTTTGGCGACACTATCATTTGAAGGAGTCGTATCAGGCGGAAGACTCAACCTTGGACTATACCTAAGTCCTGGTAAATTCGTAGTATCATCCGACAACGGAAAGCTACTTCTCCTAAATTTCAGCACTCCATCTTCTGCCCCAAGCGTAAGCACTCTATACGATGACGCAGGTGGAGCCCCAATCACCGCTATGGCACACGCAGTAGCAAGAAACGAAATAGTATTCTCCGTAGGAAACAAGGTACACACAATGCCTTCCGCAGGTGGAGCAGCAACCGAACGAGCAGACACAGAAGCGATTGCCGACGCAGGATCAAGACTCTTCGACATCGACTACAGTTCACAAGGTTGGTTACTCATCATAGAGAACGCAAACGAAACCAAGTCCACAGCTATCGCCTCAGAGGACTGGTCATCTATCCTCACCGATAACTTGCCAGACGCTCTCTCCGCCTCATCTCCATTGCAAGTCAACTATACCGAAGAGACGAACACTTGGATAGTAGCTCGCCAAGATGGAGAAGTCGTAACAACAGACGACTTGGATACATGGCGTCCAGAGGCAGGATCTCCCGCCGTAGCTTTATGGACAGTCGCTGGTGAGAATGGAAACATCTCATACTCAGCCGACGCCGTATCTTGGACAACATATCAAGTCCCAGCAGGAACAAATGTCGGACACAGATCAATTTCTTACGGACTTGACGCAAGCAACAACGGAGTCTGGATGACTTCACGCTGGTGGGATTCTAGCGGTGAAGCAGGAATGACTTCAGACATCACGGCAGGCGTAGGCGGATGGACGACAAGCAACACTCCCATCACATCTGGAATAGATTGCGCTTTCGGCAACGGCGTATGGATTATGGTAGGAAAAAGCAAGACAGCCAGATCTGCTGACTTTGGCGCAACTTGGCAAACAGTTACATCAACTGGCGGCGAAAACATGAACACTAACGCACTAAACGGCTCCGTCGCAACTGATGGCGCAGGCAACTGGGTAATCATTGTAGATGACGGATCTCAATACAAGGTGTATAAGTCAACCGATAACGGAGCGACTTGGAGCGCATCTCTGTCGTGGGGATGGTTGGCTGCTGCTCAACACGCCTTTAAAGAAGTCTCATACGGCAACGGCGTCTGGATTCTCGCAACATCCGATAATAAAATACGTACATGTACAGATGCTGGACTCGCTACAAACTCTTGGGTTACAGCAGCGACTCTATCTGGACAACCAAGGGATGTTCAGTACGGAGCCCTCGGCATTTGGATGGCTGTAGGGAAGGACAAGAAGTGCTGGGTTTCAGCAGACAACGGAGCTAACTGGAGCGAGCAATCGACACTTCACCACGCTCAATCCCCTGGCGTTTACGCTGGAGTTCACGCCGTCAATGTAGCCTACTACGATGGATCTTGGATAGCAGTAATGGATACTGCGACATTGAATAATGTTTTCAAGTCAGACGACAATGGATTCACTTGGGCAGCAATAGCCAACACTGGCGAAAAGCTCTCAGGTATTGCTTACAGTTCAGTATTGCCGAATAGCTAATAGAGAACTACTTATAACATGAAACAATTTGCTAAATGGGCGAATATGTTCGGTGAATCCACCGCAAGCATCCCAAATTCGGAAATGCTTGTCGGTGGAGTCCGTTCTATCGCAGAGGATGTTGATCCCGAGAGTATAGATGTATCCAGTTTTGAAGTCCACGACGAAATAAACAAAGACTTCTGGAACCAACCAGAGGACAGACTTGATCCCGAGATAAGAGAGAAACTTCTTGCCATAGCACAGGACTTCTACGATTCTCTGGAAGTTGGAGACGCTCGGTTCTCCGACATTACCTTCACGGGTTCACTCGCAGCACTAAACTACTCAAAGTTCTCCGATGTCGATTTACACATCCTCGTTGACTTCTCAGATGTAGACGACAAGACAGAACTTGTCCGAGAATACTTCAACGCTATGAAGTCAGTATGGAACCGACTACACGACATTCTCATAAAAGGATACGAGGTAGAAGTCTACGTTCAGGACATAAACGATCCACACGAGGCACAAGGACTCTATTCAGTCCTAAACAATGAGTGGATAAAGTTTCCAACCCCAGAGAAGTCAAACTTCGACAAAGACAATGTAAAGAAGAAAGCAGCGTCTCTAATGGATCAGATAGACAGAGTAACTAAGCTTATCGACGAAAAGAAATACGAAGAAGCCGAACTCTACGCCGAAAAGCTCAAGGTGAAAATACGCAAGATGAGAAAGACAGGCTTGGAGACAATTGGAGCGTATTCTGTCGAAAACTTAGCGTTCAAAGTCCTCCGCAGAAACGACTATTTGGAGAAACTTTCTAACGCAAAAAGAGAGGCATACGATAGCCTCCATTCGCTAAAATAAGTGCGAGAATAGGGCATAAACGAGCCCTCTAAAAATAGTCAAAAATAAAACAGACTTTATACAAATCCATTCATATATATGGTCGGATGGAGAACATTTATTGGCATTTCGTTTCGACGGGATTCCTTTGAGTGTATACCTTTATCCGCTTAACAATATAAAAAAGGAAATATACATAATATGGCTATTTTAACTAAAAATGTTCTCATGGGAAGAGACCTCGTTGCAGGTATCCTCTCTGGAGAAATGAAAGTTGCAGATCTTGCTGGCGAAGCCAGTGGTTTGGGACTTGACGGTGCTCTTTCTGCACTTCTTACCAAGGCTAACGCTGAAACCTCTCGCGCATCTGCTGCTGAAGCTGCTATTCAAGCTGACGTAGACTCTGTAGAGGCTGCTGCTCTCGCTGGTCGCGCTGCACTTCAGGCTGACGTTGATCAAAACGAAGCTGATTCAGACGCTGCACACGCTGCCGCTACCGCTGCTCGTGGAGTAATGTCTGCTGCTGCTGCAACCGAGTCAACTGCTCGCGTAGCTGCTGAAGCTGCAATCCAAGCTGACGTAAACCAGAACGAAGCTGATGGCGATGCTGACCGTGCTGCAATCCGTGCTGAGTTTGCTGCTGCCGACGCTGCTGAAGTAATTGCTCGTAACTCTGCAATCTCTTCTGCTGTTGCTGATCTCATTGACTCTGCACCAGGTGCTCTTGATACACTCAACGAGTTGGCTGCTGCAATTGGCGACGACGCAAACTATGCTGCTACAGTAACAAACTCAATCGCTGCTGTTCAGGCTGACGTAGACTCTGTAGAGGCTGCTGCTCTTGCTGGTCGCGTTGCTCTTCAGGCTGATGTTGATCAGAACGAATCTGATTCTGACGCCGCACACGCTGCTGCAACTGCTGCTCGTGGAGTAATGTCTGCTGCTGCTGAAACCGAGTCAACTGCTCGCGTAGCTGCTGAAGCTGCAATCCAAGCTGATGTTGATCAAAACGAAGCTGATTCTGATGCTGCTCACGCTGCCGCTACTGCTGCACGCGGTGTAATGTCTGCTGCTGCTGCAACCGAGTCAACTGCTCGCGTAGCTGCTGAAGCTGCAATCCAAGCTGACGTTGACGCTAACGAAGCTGCTGCTCTTGTTGCCCGTAACGCTATCATCGCTCAACATGGTGCTGATGATTCTGCTGCTGCAACAGACCGTGCTGCAATCCGCTCTGAGTTTGCCGCTGCTGATCTTGCTCTTGTTGGTGGTGCTTCTGGCGCTGGTGACACACTGAAGAAGCTTGAGGACAGACTTCTCGCTGAGATTTCAGCTACAAATGCTGACTTCGTATCTGCTGGAAATGCTCGTGCTTCAATCCAAGCTGATGTTGATCAAAACGAAGCTGATTCTGATGCTGCTCACGCTGCCGCTACTGCTGCACGCGGTGTAATGTCTGCTGCTGCAACTGCCGAGTCTACTGCTCGCGTAGCTGCTGAAGCTGCAATCCAAGCTGACGTTGACGCTAACGAAGCTGACGGTGACGCTGATCGTGCTCTTATCCGTGCTGAGATGGCTGCTAACGAGACTGCTCGTGACACATCTGAAGCTGCTGCAATCGCTGCTGCTGTTGCTGGACTTATCGATTCTGCTCCAGGCGCTCTTGATACGCTCAACGAGTTGGCTGCTTCAATCGGTGATGACGCAAACTACGCTGCTACAGTAACAAACGCAATCGCTGCTGTTCAAACTGAC